CAATTAAATTTTTAATTAAAACATCATTTGCTCTTGTAATTAATTGTTTTGTCGCTTCTGCATTATTTTTAAACCAACTTTGTCTTGGAGTTGTTAATGTTCCATATTTTACTTTGTCGCTTAATTCTGGATCTGGTACCTGATTCATTTGCTCATCATATCCAATTAAACTGTTAAACCAAACATTTTCTATATCTTTAGGAAGTGTACTTGTACCTAAGTTTTCAGACACAAGAGCATATTCATTATGAATGTTTCCTGTGGATTCAGTGTTAAACAATCTAAAGTTTAAAATTGTGTCAGTACCATTTATAAATGTATCGCAGTTTACAACAGCAAATCTATTGGGACCAAATATTGTAACGTATTTGTAACCTTGTGCTCTTGGATCTTTGATTAAATTTTGCACCGCTTCAGCAGTCATACTTCTACCTTCTAATTCAGGAACAGTTTTTTTACCTTTTACCCAATAGTAATAGATATTTTTCATTGTGCCAGCAACGTAATCATATTTTTTACGTGTAACATAATTTGTTGTGTCTGCAACAGTACCAGTCACTCCTAATCCTGCGCCTTGTGTGGTCGCTGATAATGTATTCCATTCTGTAGGTGTTCTATTAGACTCTGTCCATTCATGCACATCTATTGTTGCACCAGGAAATAGTTTGTTCCAATATGCGTTATTAAAAATCACATTGCTTTGATAAGGATAATAGTATACTGCTGTCCTTAGATCCCACCAAAGTCTGCCGATTTGTGTATCTGTCCAACTGTTTGTTGCATCTACCGTACCAGACGCACCTGTGTTATTGTATACAGCGGGATCGTAAAGTGTTTTGTAGAATAATTCTGCTTCTGCTGGTCCAGGTATTTTTCCATATAGAGGATCTATGTAATCTAAATCCGCTAATTTTTTATTAGATACTTTGTCATATAAGAAAATACTTTTAATTTTTGTTAAATCTACTTGATCAATGCCCGTAGACATTTCATGAATACTAGTCCAATTATTTTCTGTTGGAGATTTCCTAAAATTTATAACAGTTCCTTTTTGCTGATTCGTTAATTGTAACGTTGGCAATCCGATGTACACGTGATTACTATTAATTGTTAAATTAGAACCAAATTGTTGTAGACTGTCATTTGCATAATTAAATTTTTCACCATACAACATTGTATTTTCGAACTTCTGATAAATGTGAACAGCACCACTATCTGTAAATGTTTTTGTAAATGTAGTCATTTGATCATCAAATGAAGTAGTTGCATTGTCTAATGTCGTCGGCACCTGCATATCGCCTTTTAGACTTGTTACTGCTAACACTGTACCACTAAATGCAAGTGTGTGACCAAAGTTTTCTGAAACTTCTCTATCTGGACTGGTTAATGTTTGATTGTAACTGTAAACTCCTGTATCGTCAGTTGCTTTTTTGTAAACATAAACAGCACCCATGTCTATATTAGTTAAATCTTTTAAAGGACTACCAACAGCAATTAATGTTCCATCTCCACTAATGCTTAAATCAGAACCAAAGTTTATCATTGCCGCTGAATCGTTAGGCGGTACAATGGTTTGTTTGTAAGTATAATGTCCGTTGTCCAATCTATAAACAACAACTTTTTGATTATCATTGTTATAAAGTATATTCGCTATAATGTTTACACCATTATCATCAACATCGAATCTGTCTGCGAAACGCACCAATCCGTTTTGTGCTAAAGTGCTGTCCTGTTCTAATTCTATACCTGAGTCGTTAGGAATATATCCTAACATATCTGTTCTTGTACTTTGTAAAGTCCAATAAACTGGATTCCATGCACCTGGAGTTAAGTTTGTGTTTGCTTTGTAAAGTTGATTAGCATAAACAACAAGTTCGCCAGTGACATAACTTGCAGTAGAGTCATATGTGCCAGTGTACATTGGATCAGTACCTAGTGTCCAATTTTTGTTTGCATTGTATTCAACGAAATATATTTTACCAGGATTGTTGGTTGTTAAATTTCCACTTGCTCCAATGAATGCAACTGTTTTATCACCTACTGTTCTTACTTTAATTCTTGAACCTAGTTTTAAATTTGCTTTTGTATCTGGAACTGTGTATGCACTATTGTATGAATACTTGCCTACGCCATCTTTTTTGTAAATTAAGAATGCACCTTCGTTGGTTAGACCACTTGTAGTACCTTCTCCTATTGGTATGTTGAAAACTTTATTCCAGTCATAATTTGTAGAACTTGGAGTATTCGCACTTGCGGATATTCCATCTAATGTTTGTTCATCCCATAGCCAATATTCTTTGTCATTAGCAAAATACTCTGTAGCATTTCCTGAAATAGTAATCGCCGATGTGTTTGTGAATACTAATAATTTACCTGCACCATTAAGTCCTGCCATATTTGTTTGTTCAATGTTACCAAGTGTTCTGTTAGGTGTTCCTATCCTTGTAATTGTTCCATTTACACCTGCATTGGATCCTAATGTGAATGTTCCAGTTGAATTTTTGATCCAAACTCTTAATTTGTTTAATGCTGTAAATTGTGTTAACACAACTGTTGCTGTGTTTGACGTCACGTCATCTCTGACAACATCACCTGGAGCAGGGAAATAAAAATTATTATTTGAATCACTTTGTGAATCAACATCAATATAACCATCCATTACTTCACTTACAGTCTTTAATCCATTTGTATCTGCCGCTGTGATATTAATACCTGCGAAATCAAACTTGTTTGTGCCTACTGTATTGATCCAAACATTTATTGTATCATTTTGACTTTTTGTCAATGTTGGTGTAGTACGCACATACCAATTATTGCTTAATATTCCTGTAGGTGAACCACGTGATACCCATTGGTTTGTGCTTGAATCTATGTAGTAAGATTCGTAATAAGTTAAAACTCCGAATTGCGATTGATACATTGGAGTTTGTGGTGTAATCGCTTGTATTGTTTCATCTAAACTATTAACAAATTTGTTCGTGTTCCTTGTGACACCTTGTCTTTTAATATCTTGTATCACTAAATGATTAGAAGTGTCTATACCTGCACTTGTTGACACAGTTGCGTTGATATCAACCATCCAAAAACCACTTAGGTATGAATAATCTTCAGCAAGTACTCTATTATAAGTTCCTACTTCAAGTGTACCATACATCAATGTACCTGATGCAGTAACAACACCTTCAACATCTTTTAGATAAAGTAAAGTTTTTGTACCTTCTTTTCTTTTGTAAACAACAGTTCCTTCAAAACTAGATGAATTAACAACTGCCGTCAATATTGGATCTACTAAAGTTAGATCCACTTTTAAAATTGTATCAACTTTTTGTACAATTGGTACTTCCGTTGCACTGAAAAGATTAGTTTTAATAGTTGGGTCACCAACTCCTGCAAAAGGTTTTTGTGTTGCTTTAGTTAAATTGCTTCTATCTAATGGATAATCACTACTAAAACCTAAGTATTGCATGATTAATCTATCACCAATTTTAGTTCCTTGGTATTGATCTCTACTTGCTCTGATTAATAAATGTGTTGTTGTTACATTTGGAAATATGTGATCGCCTATCACTATGTTTGAAGTGGTAGTTTGTGTGCTTTCTCTGTATAGTCCAGAGCCATCAAAGGTTGTAAAGTCCACAGATGGATCTTGACCTGTGATTTGATTCGTTGCTCTCCACAATTGATTTTTGTATTGAACAATATTATTAACATTATAATTTGTGCTTGGACTAAACACACCTTTGTATTCTGTTTTAAGATTTCCGGCTGTTGGTGCCCCAATTATTACAAAGTTTCCATCTGGACTGATATCCACTGCTGAACCAAAACTACTACCTGACCCAAATAAATCTAAACTTGTTAGCAATGGATCTTGTGTAGGTGCTTCTATCTTTTGTGAAAGACTTAAATTACCACTTTCAGTTCCTCTGGTGAACACATAAATTGCTCCATCACTGTCTGTAGGTTGGCTAACCAACACCACTGTATTATTTTTATTTGTCGCGATTACTTGTCCAAAACTTTCATCACTTGAAGTGGATGTTGTACTAATTTCATCTTTTGTTTTGTAAACGAATTTGTTATTAACAACTTTCCATTTGCCATCATCACTTGCTTCTATCCAAAATTTTTCGTTGTCTCTTATACCAGTTTCATTTACTCTATTGTTGATTGAGTCTGTGCTTGTAAATTTAGCACTAATATACCTGCTAATATAACCTGTTGCAGATGACAACTGTTGGAATCCTGTTTTAGGCTCGCATATAATTTTTGAAGGTTCAACACTTGTACATTTAAAAGTGTAATTTGTTCCATTTGCATACACAACGAATATTTCGCCAACTGTCATTTCCGGAGTGTTCAATGTGTCAACTTCAATTGTGTTGTTGACAACATTAATTGCTTGTATTCTTTGTGTTGTTTTTGAATATCTAAACACGTTCCAAGTTGAATTGTAATCTCCTACCCATACATAATTGTTATCTACAAGTGTGGATATATCTGCTGTAAGTAAATCCGCATATTTTCCTACCGTTAATGTTATATCTACAGGATTAACTGGGCCTGCTGTTTTAACGTAAGTATTTTTGTTATATTTTGTAGGAAAAGGCGCATGAGTATAAGCATCTGGTTTTAAATATACTTGTCCCGATTGTATCCTGTATGTTAAATCGCTTTCTGTTGTAGGCAAATCATCTGTAAGTTCGATCGGTTGTGGATTTAGTCTTACTTTAGATTCATCTAATTTAAATTCGACTTCATCGAATACAGCACTTGCTCCGTATTGTCCTTTTCGCACTGCCCATTCTTCATAAAAATCTATGCTTTCTTTGTCTGCACTTGATAAAGCATCAAAAATTTTAGATAACGAATTTTCTGTTCCTTTTTCTCTAACAAATCCTTGGTAAAATTTGTATTGTGCAACATCATCATTAATAATATTTTTTAAATATGTTCTTGGCTGATATCCAATTAAATGTTGAGCCATTCTTTGTTGTTCGGTGTCAAAGTTATCTGTATCTAAATCATAAAAATCACCAAACTGATTTGTTCTGTAATCAAAATTTGATATTAATGTATCGCTTGGAGCACCATCTAGCCTTGTCCAATCTGCATCAACAAATACTGATGCACCTTTTAATTTTTTATTTGCTGTGTAATAGAACTGTTTGTATTTTACAACATCACTCATTGAGTAATCCGTGTATTGTGTCCACTCTTTGATGTTTGCAACACTAAACACAAAGCCTGGAATGGATTGACTGCCGTCCCACTCCGTTAAGTAACCTAAAACTTTTAATCTATCTTGTTTGTATCCACTTGCTGGATCATATATTAAGTCATTGAAAGATGTTTGGTTGTCTATTAAACACACTTGTTCTTTCTGTACAAGAGGAACTTTTGCAAAGTAAATTCCGTTTACTGTATTTTTTGTAAGAAGACTGAAATTATTTGCTTGTCTAACAATTCTTAGGAAATTTCTATCTAGTTTATTTCCGTCTTCTTTTAAAATGCCATACGAGTAAAAATTGTCAATAACATTGTCAGCAACACTATAACTCGATTTTACAGTTAATTTTCTTGATGCAGGACTTAAACTTATTACACTGCCTTGATCCCATTTTTGAGTTGTCCAGAATAAAAATTCTTTAGCACTCAATTGCCAGTTAGCAACAACTTCTAAATCCCTATTGAATTCATTGAAGTCGAAACCTTGGTCAGTCAAGTATTCTCCATAACCAAGTATAATATCTAAAACTTCTTGTTTGGTTCTTACTATTGTTCCATATGCTATTTCTGTTACAGTCGATTTGTCAAATCTTCGTCTTATTATTCCCTCTGCGCCTCCCTCAACAGGTAATTCAACTAATTTTACAAATTTTGTTAAATCAAACGTTTCGGTTGATAAGTGTGTTGTCTCGGTTGCATAAAATTGATCATTGTATTTCACATATTGTCCAACATCATAACGATTGTTTTCACCCCAATTTACAAATGAAGAACTTACTCCCCCTACATTTATTACTGGGTCACTTACTTGCTCTATAAAAGAATAGTATTTGATTTGTGGAGCATTTTTGTCATATCCCCTGATGATATAACCTGCCGCAGTAAGTTCAATTATTAAGGCACTATATGATAACATTTTTATAGGAGCACTTGTATTTTGTATTAGCCTATAATTTTCTTGTGGCACAAAAACAGATGTTGATGTGTTAGGTGTTTTACTGTCCAATATCAATTGAAATTTGTCTTTTTTACTGTAACCTTTTATTTTAAAACCTAGTTGTGCAACGATGCTTTTTAAATTTGTTTTGTATTCTGCATAATCAGTTAGTAGATTTGTTTCAACAAATTCGTACAAATAATTTACAAGACCTGCGGTGTTTATCACAGTTGTTTCGCTTATGCTACTTGGAAAAATTAAACTTTTAGTTTGTATTGGTAATTCATTTGAGTACACGATTTGATTAGCAGTATTTCTGCTTATTCTTGATGTGTCCCAACCAACTCCAATAACTTTAGAAGGTTGATGCAAAATAAATGCTTTTAGTATTGAAAAAGGATAATCTGAACTACGTCTCCACGCAGTTTCAACTGGACTTTCGTCTCCAAATGCAAAATTGTTTTTTCCTAGTGTAGGATCTACTTGTCTTGCATATGAACTATCAAATGGACTTCTAATATTTCCGTCGCTGTCTGCTGGAATATATCCTGTTAATCCTGGTCTTGCATAGTTTTCTTTTCTTACAATTTTTTTATTAGGTTCTCTTACAATACCTTCTTCTAAATCTTTCCATAATACTAAATTGTCTTTCGTGTACGGAGCAGGTCCATAAGTTGATTCCCACCAAGTCGGCTCTATGCTGTATCCTAACATCTCCCATGGAGTAATATTAGGTCTATCTGTGTCATATAATTTTTTGTATATTGCTCTCCAGAAACCGTCTAATTGTATTCCCTGTGGACTTACAGCATGACTATAATTCCAAGTTCTGCTGTCACCAATAAGATAATATGAATTGGTAGTGTAGTCTGTGTTGCCAACAAGTCCTAACCATTCATTGAAATCTGGTAACACACTATTATTAATTGTAGTGCTTGAAAAAATATTGGTCCTATTGGTACCTGGTAATAAATCTTTGTAATTCAATATGTTTTCGTCATACGTGACTTTAATATTGTTAAAGATTCTTTTTTCAAGTTCTAAAATTAAGTCATCTCTAAAGTCGTTGTATGCAACAGTAATACTTCCGTCATGCCCTTGTAAGACGTTCACAGGTGTCACTAATGTTGTATCTGAATACTTCATAGGTCTATACGCAGGATACAATCCTAGTTTTGTAGGAGTTGCAGGAATATGACTGCCATTTGTTGTTTCATATTCATAAACATCTATAATATCATTTAAAGTCAATGTTTTAGAAACGTTAACAAATCCGTTTTCAAATGTGTAATCTTTTCCTTGAATAAGTTGAACCTCATTGTGATAAACATAAACCGCAGTTTTTGAAAGTGTTGTTAGATCAAATGTTGTTTCCAATTGATAGAATTTACTATCGGTGTCTAATACTGTGTGCTGAGTTTTTTTGAATGCTCCGCGACCAATCATATCTGTTTGGAAGAATGGAGAAGATTTAGTATTATCCTTGTTAAGTTTTTCTAAAATTTTATCTACAGTTGTTTGTACTGATCCTTCGTATCCTAGTGTGTCTATTGCACTTACAAATGCTCTCTTAAATTTTGTATATTCGTTTTGACTATATTTTATTGCGTTGATTATGCTTACATCTTTTTTGTTTAAAAGATATGTTGCAAGTCCTATAGGTCCAGAATGTTTTACAAACTTTCTGCCATATTCTGTAGCATTAGGGAAATCTCTTAGGTTGCTGACTCCTGGAGTGTTGCCTACAACACCAGGCAGTTCACTTGTAATGCTTTTTACATGGTCATTTATTTGTCCTGTTGTAAAAGTTTTTACATCATCATTTAATGGATTACCTTGCAAGTTAGAAGGCATTTCATAATAACCATTTACATTTTTTACTGTTGCACTTCTAGATTTTATCACAACCACATCATTTACTTTTAATGCGTTTGTAAATCTAACGTATGCAATTTGGTTTACTCTGTGAAATGTCCAATCTGTATTTTCGACTTTCAGTTTGTCATTTACAAAAACTTTAGCAGTAAGATCATTTAAGTCGCCACTGTTATTGTACACGTCTATAGCAAAATTGTTTAATATATTGGATGTGGCTGTGTACTGTCTTACAACTGGCTGATAACTTTCAGTTGGTGCTTTTTGCCAACCGTTTACAGTTGTGAATGTCGATCTGTCTGTGTATTTTCTTAAAAAACTAGTGTCAGTAGATTTTGTTGTCTGTGTTTGATTGTCAACGTATACAAATGAACTGTTCGCTAAATTGTAATCAAAAACAATGTCACCTATATTTTCTACATTAAGATAAGTTAAAGGAAAACCTAATTCTGTATCATTAGTACCTGTGCCTTCTTTGTAAGAAAATATTTTATTTCCTACGAAATTTGAGTTTGCGTAAGTTGTAGATGCATAACTATTTCCGTTCTTGTCGTATAATTCAAATAATGGTGCTTGATTTACTTTAGTTTTTTCTTGTGTTAGTTTCCAATCTATTCCATTGTAGTAGTAAATTTTACCTGCATTCTTTGTTCCATTACGTACAAGAACAGTTTCATCTGTTAAAGCAGGACTAGTTGTTGTTTCTACTAAACTTATCTGATTAGTTGTAACTTTATTTTTAGTGAACGCTAAAATTTTGACAGTATAAATTTTATTTTTTACTAAAGGGTCAACATCTTTTGTAAACAAAACTTTCATTCCGTCAGTTAAATTTACACCATCAACAAAATATCCTGTTGCTCCTTCGACGTTGCTCATCACGTCTGTAGTTTTGTCATCAATTAAATCTATGATGCCTTTTGAAGATGTTCCAAATTGATATAATTTTAGTCCAGCCTCGAATTCTATAATAGGTCTTCTTGCTCTTAAATTTTGATCAATATTTGGAACATTGCCATTTGCTGTTGCACTTGCTTCAATAACGGATTTATGGATCCATCTATTGTGCCTACTCCAAGGATTTCTATCTGATGATGCCTTGTTAATAACCACATAATCTTTACTGACAGCATAAGAAGTAGCAGTACCAAATCCAACTGTGTCAAAGTTTACAGTATCAAATGGTATCTGTGATTGTTGAGTGTATGAACTTACAACTTCTAAATCTTGCACATTAATAAGTTTAATTGCTTCCCCTACACCTTCTACATAATATTCCCCTTCTGCATATGTTGTTGGTGTGACTGTACCTCTAAAATTTACTTTCATTCCGTTTGAAAGAGCGGTACCGTTGCCTAAAGTATAATCTTTCTTACCAATGACATCATTGCTTACATCTATTGCAGAGTTTTCTGCGATGTCGTATATCTTTATTAAACCAAATGTGTTGATGTCTGTGCTTGAACCATAGTATAATTCGTTAGGTGTAGTATCTCCTACTACAAAAGTAATTGTGCCTTTTTCAATTTTTTGTCCACTTACTCCGTCATTGTAATTGTAACTGTCATCAAGATTGCGTTCTTTTTTAATTGTAAAAGGCAAACCTTGTGTGTTTATTTCAAATTTGTAAGTTTGTCCCCGATACAGTTTTAAAGTGGGATTGGAAGTTAGTCCGTCTGGCGTGAACACATAGGCATAATTGTTACCTGCATCTGATTTTGTGACTGTGTATGTGCTGACAACACTTCTTTGTTGCCCTGTAACCGTAACTGTATCTGCTCCGTATGGTAACCAAAAGTATTCTCTGTAATTAACAAATTTGTCCCAATTAATTTTTGGAGACCATGCGTAATATTCCTGGGCATTGAGATTACTATGATTATCGGCGGAGCCGCCCAAATTTTTAATTTGGCTGAAGTAGTCAATGTAGTCTGAATAAAAATTTACGTTTCCCAAACTGTCTTTTTGTACAATACTTGGTTCTAGTTTGTAATTTTCTCTGTCCTTGTTTACTTCACCAACATACAGATCACCCGCTTGATAGTTTGGAGTGTCTTTCCTACCATAGTAGGCATTTATTTTTTCCAATTTACCTTGGGAGATTAATTGATCTATTGTGCTATGTAGAAATTTATTGTTTACCGGAGTACGGAAATACTTGGGTAAAAATTCTGCTGACTTTCTATCTGAATTATTCGACCCAGTTGGTAACGGAAATTCCTGTTGATCTTTGTCGTATGCCATTAATATCCACTTCCTCCACTAGAGCCTCCTGATGATCCTGAACCCGAACTTGTACTTGTACTTGTACTAGTGCTTGTTGAAGTGGACGTAGACGATGACGCACTGCCTAGTGTCAATGTGCCACTTAATCCTGTGTCTGATGATGTGCTTGTAACAATTGATCCTGACGCTTTCAAGTTACTTGCAGTTATGGCATCAATAATCTGTACGTCTGTTACTTTAGCACCACTGATGAATATTTCATCATTCTCACTTCTTAATTCATATAAACTTCCAAATGTCTGTGATCCCGCATTAGGTACAATTACAAATGTTGAAATATCCGGCGCAAGTGTGTTCATAACAAAGGTGCTTAATTCCGTAAAGAAGAAAGTGTCGCCGAATTCCCAGTTGTCCAAAGAAAAGAACAAGTTCATTGCATCAATAACTCTGCTCTTGATGTCAGCATCATTAGTGACTTGATCTGGATTTTTTACAACCTTAAATGTAGCCTGTAGGCTTGAATCTGCATTCGATCCAAACAATACTTTATATTTTACTGGATGATATATTATTGTGTCACTTATTGATTTGATTGGAGCAAGTGCAGTATTGAAATTTGTAAACAGTGAATCACTGCTTGGTAACAATGGTTTTGTTGCGTTTGTGCCATCTAACCATAGTCTAAAGTCAGTGTCATATGTTCTTGTTAAAATGTACATATCGATAATGTTTGACGCACTCGGATCCAGTCTAGTGTTGCCATCAACTGTATGCACATACTGAAATTTGACTTTGTCTCTACCAACATGAGCCACATAGTTTGTTACATCTGATGTTGTGTTTGTAGTGGTATTAATTTGTTTGAAAGAATCGCTGTCTACAAGATACACGATGTCTCCGTTAGTGTAGTCACCTATTGTGCCAACACTTGTTTGTCTCACATATATTTTTTCAGTTGCGGCGTCAACATAATCATATCTTGTTGTGCCCGTGCTTCCTGTAACTAATTTTTGGAATACATATTTTGTTAATGGATTTGTTGATGGATCCACAACATGATTAAAAGCATCTGGATTATCCACTATGCCATCTTGGTCACTGTCGTATTGACTTAATTCAATTTTAGAACTGTCAACATAACCTTCTATGTTTCTGTATTCTGTTGAAACACTGAAATTAATATCAACATTGAAGTTTGCAGTTGTGTCTGGTTTGGTGTTTACTGCAAGGACAGATATTTTGTCCTGTAAAGTTTTTCCAGTCTGCACGTTAAAGTTTCTATCTGCACTGTCATAAAAGAATCTTACTTCTTTTTTACTTTCAAACACATAACGTAATCCTCTTGAAGTTACTGTGTATGTGGAACCGTTAGTAATAAATCTTATAATCCAACTTGCGTCTAATTGTTGATTTGTTAAGTCACCTGTTTTTCCTGTGCTGAACACACCGTAAACATTTAGATTATTCTCATCAATAACTTGCCATTTTCTAGTTGCAACATCATATCTCAATCCAAAATTGTTGTATGCAAATGCTTGGTCAATCATCAAAGTTTTTACATCATCGCTTAATTGTTTGCTAAACTTAGGTAAAATTTGTGTTGCTATTGCGTTTGTTGGTATCACATCATTTAATTGTATTGCGCCATCTCCTGTGCTTGAATTTGTTACTCCATCATTCAATACACTGACAACTGAAGTCCACACATAAGTTCTTGAATTAGGATGGTCGGCACTACCGCTCATTAATTTGTTATTGTCGTCACCCATGAAATGTTGACCCGTTGGTGCCTCAAATTTAATCATTGCACCCGGTTCAATGTATTTCATCTGACTGGCTGTAAAGGTTCCTACTTGATAGTTCGTTCCTGTTGAACTGTTTGTGAACTTACCAGTCGATAAATTTGTAGCCGAAGTGACCTGGTTCCATGTAGCATTTAAATCTGTCAATAAAATTTTTGGAAATTTTTCAATATAATAGTTTCTTGTTTTTTTGTCACTTAACAATGGTTCTATTTTATTTGCAATTACGCCTTCCACATCTGTTTGTGTGCTAAAACTAAAACTGTCTAAAGTTTCTGTATCTTCTTTATAGATAGAACCATCTGCTCCAAAAATATTTGTATTGCTGTACTTTCCAGTGCTATCAATTAAATCAAAATATCTTGATATTCCACTAGATGTTCTATTTGTTGCTTTTACTTTTACTATCTCTTGATTTGTACCCAATGGTGCAACGTTGTAATCTTCACCAGTGATCATCCTGTTCTGTGTGTAATAAGTTGCTGGAGCATTTTGTTTTATGTTTTCGCTTGACTCCGAACCTGTTGCATTATCAACTGTGTATTGCAATCCAAATGTTAACGTCATTGTTTCAGTTTGACCATTTGCAGAAGTGTAATCAATATCTATTGAAATATTTTGCATATCTTCTGGAGTAATTCTTATTGAACGATTTGCACTTGTTCTGTAATATACTCTAAAAGAGCCTTGAGGTAAATTTCCGAAAGTGCCATCAGCAAATTTTAATTCTATGGCATCTCTATTTTTTGTAAGAACAGTGTAAATGTTTTTAATATTTTTTGCAGTTGAATTGTAAATTACATTATTTCCTAATGTTGATTCGACTTTAGTCCAAAGGTTAGTTTCAACACCATCTCCATCTAATCCCCACAACCAAACATCAGTGTTGTTTACATTACTTGCATCAACTGAAACTGTTTGATTATTTGAAGGAGTAACTAAATTAAAGTCACCTTGGTCTAAAACACCTTGTCTGAAATGCACAAAGAATCCTGTGTTGTTACTTGCACTGCCTTTTCCATCATCTCTATGGATAATTTTAAATGGTAGTCCTGCTGTCGGAGTTTCTTCTGTGATTGCATTGTCATTAAATCCTGTTGATACTAAATCAAAATCTAAATTCAGTCCATCTACATTTTTTGTAAATGAATACACAGGTACATCTGAATTTGCAGAATTAAATCTATATTGATTAGTAGGAATAGAATCTATAGTTCCACTTTTCACTGGACTTCCAAATTTTTCATTTTCAGATAAAGCCGCATTTAAAACTTTTGTAAATTGCTCATTCCAGTTTGCATTACCCGAGTCGTTCCAAGTAACAGTTTGTCCTGATAAATTTAAATTATTGCTATCTACAATATTCTGTGTAGTTGACACAGCAACCAATTTTAATAAACCGTTTGCAGTTTGATTCCTTGTTGCGTTGTAACTAATAAGTCTTGCAAGTCTTAAAACACTATCTCTTCTATCTGCAAGTTCTAAAAAATTCTCACGTGCATTTAAATCTATTCTGTATGATATGTTTTGTCCAAGAAAAGCCACTAAATCTATTAGTGCAAGATACTCCGAAGACTCTATATAATCGTTAAAATCTTCAGGATAGTTGTCACGTAGATATTGAATCATTGTTCTACGTAAAGTATCAAAATCGTAACTTTGGAATTCTGCATTTTTGTATGATTGGTATACTCTTTTCCAATCTTCTGCTAATAGTAATCTGTTTAATCTATCTGTTGATGACATTGACTTTCCTTTTTATACCATTATTTATTTGTGTAAGTAAACTACGCATTTAATTCAATAATCCATTCTTTTCATCAAACGTTAATCTAAGTTTTTCTGATACATTATAATTTAGATATTGCAAATCAACTTCAATCTGTATACCCGCTTCGAAGGGAGTGATAATGACCTGAGTTGCTCTGACCCTTGGGTCGTTGTTAATAATATTCAATACATCTTGTTTAATTGCATCTTCTAAATCCTCAGTCATTGGATCATGGATAATATCCCAGATTATAGTGCCAAATGTTGGATTCTCAAGTTTTTCACCCTGAGATATGTGGAAATGATTGATGATGTCTTGCTTTATAAGTCCCACATCATATAAGCCAAATTTTTGGTTATCAGAATTGGCTGTGCTTATGCCTCTATATGCTCTCTGTGTAGGAGTTGCCGTAGGCAGTGTTCCTTTGTTTACTGTAACATCTTTATATAACTTTTTCTCTGACATACTACTATTTACGCTCCTTAAGTCCTTGCATTTTTAAATGTGTCTGGAATGTTTACTGGTTCTGCGACAACAATCTGATCAGTCACACTTCTGTCTGTTTTGTCCACTGCCACTGCTATTGGATCATAGTTTTCGTGATGTGTCCAAGGTTCGTGCTGTGGTATACGTTTCATTATTGAATCTGTTGTTTCACCTGGATTAGTGAACACAGATAAATCTGTAACCGGCGCTCCAGAAAATATACCGTTAGCAATATTAACAAGTCCGCCAACATCAATGTTTACGTTTGCACCAGCATAAAGATTAGATGTAGCACCTACAGTTGTATTTTGTGTAGCACCTATCTGGTTAGTCTGTGTACCAGTCACTTTTAAATTTTCTGTTGCAACTTCTGTGTTAATTGTGTTTGCTTTTAAATTAATATTTCTATTCGCTTCAAGATTAAAATCCCTATCTGTTTTAAAATTAAAATCACCCTTACTGTGGACACTTACACTGTCGTTTGCAAATATATCAATCTTACCACTTGAGGTCATTTCTATCCACGCAGAACCATTTGCGTTTGCAACATAAACTAAATCTTCTGAATTGTGTAAAAGTATTTGATGTCCTGTACGTGTTCTAATTCTAAATAATTCATTGTGTGGTACTGATACATCACCATCTGAACTTTCTGCGCCTTCAACATTTACATATTCAAATTTTCCAGCACTTGCTTTTGTTTTTCTAATAAATTTGTCATCCCCATCATCCATTACAATTGATGTTCCACCCAATCTTGATGTGGCAAATTCTCCTGCTACTACACTTTTGTCGATAGGCCCTGGCGTACTAATTCCAAACACTGCACTAGGAACTTCTCTCCTTGCACTAGATGTCGTTAGTCCTCTAGTTTCATCAGCGGTCAAGCCTTGCGTATCTAACACTGCTTTGAACAAAATGTTT